GGGTGACCGTCCCCACCGTCACGATTGACCGCGGAGGCGAGCATGGCGAAGCGCACGGCCACGGTCCACATCGGCCAGAAGAAGTGGCGAATCCGCGTCTGCAAGGTGCCCGCCGACCGGCTCGGCGACTGCAACGACGAGACGGGGACCATCCGCGTCAGCGAGAAGCTCGTGGGCGTGGACTTCGTCGAAGTCTTGCTACACGAGTTGATTCACGCTCGGTGGTGGTGTCTCGACGAGGGCGAGGTGACGGAGTTCGCGGAAGAGGCGTCGGCCGTTCTTGAGGCGTTCGGGGTGACCCGCGAGGAGGACGAGGATGGCTAGACGCCGCACCTATGACGGTGACGAGATCACGCCGATCGTCCGCCGGATCGTCGAGGCCCACCCGGACGCACCGGCGAGGACGCTCGCCCGGCGGATCGTTGAAGAGTGCAACGGGGCACTGACGCTCGAGCAGGCCCGCACTCGGGTGCGACTCGCTCTCGGGCTCACCGGCGATGCGAGGCGGAAGCAGTCGAAGACGAAGCACCTGCACCGCGACCCGCGGCCGGCAGGCCAGCGGCTTGCCATGCCGCCCTCGCAGGCCGAGCCCTGGCTGCCGTTCGATCTCGGGATTGTCGGCAAGGTCGGCATCCTCTCCGACATCCACGTGCCGTACCACGACGAGACAGCCCTGCGGGCCGCGGTCGATCACCTCCAGGGCGAGAAGATCGACGCCCTGTTGCTCAATGGCGACTGGGCCGACTTCTACTCGATCTCACGGCACGAGAAGAATCCGAAGCTGCGGAACTTCCGCAACGAGCTGGCGGCTGGCCGCGATCTGTTGAAGTGGCTTCGTCAGGAGTTCGACGGAATCCGCATTGTGGCGAAGCTCGGAAACCACGAAGAGCGTTGGGAAAAGTGGCTGTGGGAACACGCCCCAGAGATTTCCGACGATCCCATTATGGGCATCGACAATTGGTACGGATTCCACAACCTCGGCATCGAGCTGGTGGCCGACAAGCGGATCATTCTCTGTGGTGCGTTGCCGGTGCTGCACGGCCACGAAAAAGGCAACGGGATCAGCTCGCCGGTGAATCAAGCCCGCGGCGCGTTCATGCGTCTTCATCACACCGTCCTCGAGGGCCACGGGCACCGCACCTCGACACACTCCGAGCCCGACATGATGGGAAGCGAAACGGTGTGCTTCTCGACGGGCTGTCTCTGCGACATGCGGCCGGCTTACGCTCGCCTGAACAAGTGGAATCACGGCGCAGCGGTCGTGGCGGTCCACGCCGACCGCAGTTTCGACGTTGAAAACTTCCGCATCCAAGCCGGCCGGGTGAGGCAATCGTGACAGACGCCGACATCGTTACTATCGACCAACGCATCCAGAGGGCCGGTGCCTCCAACTGTTGGACGGTCACACTCGGCTCTCTCGCCGGCGATGCTCGGCGGCTGGTGCGGCACATTCAGGAGACGCGGAAGATGGCAGACAGTTACCCCGTCGATCACATCCTTCGCGGCGAGCGGGAGTTAAAGCATTTTCCCGGCGACGAGATCGAGCCGGAGGCGACGTTAATCGAGGAGGAAGAAACACCGGCGTGGGTGGCACCGGTGGCCGAGAAGATTGTCGAATACTTGCACGAGCCCGGCCCGCCGGTGGCCGTGCAGCTCCTCGACACGGCACGGGCCGCGGTGCTCGATCGGCACCGGGTGTACGGTCCGCCCCAGGAGCATTTCCAAAGGACGGTGGGCATGGTCAACAGCCTGTTCGCCTCAGTGTTTAAACGTCCGCTGACCACGTCCGATTGGGCTCGGATCATGCTCTTGGACAAGCTGGCCCGCGACCTCGGACCGCGGCCCCACCCCGACAACGCCGTTGACCTCGCCGGCTACGCGGCGTGTCTCGCCGAGTGCAATGCGTCCGCACCCCCTGCGGACGGCACCACGTGACACGTAGCGTGGGGGGAGGTGGCACATGATCGTACGGCCGACTCACTGGCGGACCGGACCCAACGGCCGGGAAGCGGTGGCATCCGCCGGGGACTTCGTGTCGCTCGAGCGACTGCTGACAGCGGGCGAGAGGTCAGGCCGCATTACTTCCCGACCGGAACGAACGGACCGCGAGATCGAGGTGATCGCCTACCGGCTCGGCTGGACGGTGGCCGAAGTCCGGCGAGCGATTGCACGGGGACGCACGGAGATTCTCGATGCCTGACTCTCTCGACGGAATCGTATCCACCACGACGAGCCTGACGCAGACGCAGACGGGCACCGTCGGCAGCTCGACGCGGGCCGTCTCCGTGTCGTCGGCCATGCCGCTGAACAGCGTGTCCGGGCCGATCGCCGACCAGCTTTGGGTGTCGAACCGCTCGCTAGCAGTCGGGGCGTCCGAGACGCTCGATCTGCTCTCGCTTGCCGACACCATCCAGGGGGCGACCGGCATCCAGACCATGCGGCAGGTTCGCCTCGTGCGAATCGCCAACAGCGAGACGGTCACCGGGCCGCGGATCGTCGTCGGCCCGTCGGGCACGAACGGCTGGGGCCGCGTCGCCGGCGAGGTGGGGCCGGGCGGCGAGCTGCTCGCCGTTCAGCAGACGCACGCCTGGGGCGTCACCGCGACCGAGCGGGGCGTGACGATCCGCGCCACCGGGCCGACCGGCTCCGTCGCCTACTCGATCGTGATCGCCGGCACCGCCACCACTGGCCCAGCGGGGTACTGACATGACACCCGATCAGCTTCAATCCGCCGTCCTCGCTCTGATCGCCGGGGCGCGGCTCAAGTCCGCCGGCGGGCTCACCGTCTCGGAGTTCGGCTCGCTGACCGTCGAGGTGATCCGCCTGGCGGTGGCCGGGCTCGACACGATCTCGACGCTCGACGGTGCCGCAAAAAAGTCGTGGGCGCTGTCGTGCGTCGGGACGCTGTTCGACGCGGTCGCCGATAGCTGCGTGCCGTTCGTCGCCCGGCCGATCTGGTGGGTGATCCGTCCGGCCGTTCGCACGCTTGTTCTGTCGGCCGCCGGCGGGGCGCTGGAGCAGATCCTCGCCCTGACCCGCGCCGCCGCCCCGGAGCCCGTCGCATGATCTGGGACGTGAATCAGTCCGAGCCGTGGACGGCCGCAAAGGTCTACGACGCCAACGGCGAGGAGATCACCTACGTCGTGTGGATGGACACCGACACCGGCGAGGTGGTGCAGCTCCGGCACGACGGGCAGTCGTTGGTCTTCTACCCCGACAGCCTGGACATCGTGAAGGACCGCAAGACCTACTCGGCACCGCTCCGCGTCGTGCCGATCACGGAGCCGACCGCATGACGACCGCCCTTGTCCTCGCCGCCGCCGCGGTGGCCTACCTTCTCTGGACCCGCCCAGCGGTCGCGCCCGCGCTGCCGCAACTGCCGCCACTCTCGCCCATCATCCCGCCCGGCATCATGCCGTTGGGGATGCCAGGGGCAGCGGCAGGAGGCGGCGGCCCGCACCCGCTCACGCTCCTGGCGATCCTCGCCGCCGGGGCCATGATTGCGTTCTCGATTCGAGAATCTGGAACGCCCGCCCCCGCCCCCGGCCCTGTGCCGGTGGTCGGGCTCGATCTCCGAGGCCGATTCGTGGGGCCGGATGCCGCCGCCGACGCCGCGACGACTGCCGCCCTGCTCGACGAGCTTGCCGGTCAGATCGAGTGGGACGGCTCGCAGGCCGAGCCGCGCCTTCGCACCGGGGCCGCGTTCGATGATCTCCGACGCGCCGCCCGCGAGCTGCGGACGCGGGGCGTCTCGCTCGGGGCTCGGCAGCCAGCCGTCCGGGATGCCATCAAAACCTTCCTCGACTCCGAGGCCGGCACTGAGGGCGGGCCGGTCGATGCCGCCGCGCGGGCGAAGTGGGTGAAGGCGTACCGGGCAGTGTCGCAGGCCGCGGCGGAGGCGACACGATGACCGCCCGTCAACGCACAGTCTGGACATGGTCGGCCGTCGGCTTCGTGATCTTCGCCGCCATCGTCGGCGCGCTCGTCGAGCGGGCCACGCACCGGATCGCCGCCGGCGTGGAAAGCCGGTTCGGCTACACGCCGAATCCGGAAGGCGTCCGCGAGTTCCTTGCCGAACTGGATCAGCCTGAGTTCAAGGGCGCGGCTCCTGACGTGTTGCGAAACGCCAAAAACCGCGACACGTTCCTCTACCGCCACGCAGACCGAGCACACCGCGCCGTCTACGGGCGGCCGTTTGAGGTGTGGAATCAAGGCAACCACGGCTCCTGCGTTTCGTTCGGGTGGGCTATGGGATCGTTTGTCGGGCAGGCCGTGGACTGGACCGAGGGCGAGTTGCCCGATCCTCCGAAGCTCGTCGCCACCGAGCCGATCTACGGCGGCAGCCGGACGGCCGGCAGGCTCCCGCCCATCACGTTCGCCGGCTACTCCGATGGCTCCTACGGGGCCGCTGCGGCCCGCTGGGTGGTCGGCACGAAGGCCGGCGTCGGCGGCATCCTCTACCGTCAGAAGTACGGCAGCGTCGATCTCACGACGTACGACATCCAGACATCCCGCGAGTGGGGAGCGAACGGCGTCCCCGCCGCCCTCGCCAAGCAGGCCACGGAACACACCGCCCAGGGCGTTGCCCTCTGCGACTCGTGGGATTCACTCGCGGCCGCCATTGAGAACGGCATGCCGGTGCCGATCTGCTCCAACGTCGGCTTTGCCACGACCAACGTCAGGGACGCCGACGGATTCCTTCCTCGAGGTGGAAACTGGTCCCACTGCATGGTCGTGATCGGCATCCGCTACAAGGCCAACGGCAGCCCGCGAGACGGTGCCCTCATCTGCAATTCTTGGGGCCAGTCGTGGGTGCGTGGAGGCCGTTTTCCAGACGACATGCCGGAGGGCTGCTTCTGGGCTGACCGCAAGGACATCGAAGCCATCCTCGCCCAGGGCGATTCGTTCGTCATCGCCGGCGTCAACGGCTGGAAGGCCCGCGACCTCGACAACGGCGCTTGGCTCGAGCCCGCCGCCGCCCGCCCGCAACCCGCCCGCGTGATCGCTGACACGTTCTCCCTCGCCCCGTGAGGCCGCCATGCTGATCGACCGCCGCACCGTCGCCGTTGTCCTCGTCTGCCTTGCCGTCGGCTGGTGGCTCGGCTCCTCGCCGTCGAGCCCCATCAACCCGACGCCGCAGCGGCCGGTGTTGCAGGCCGTCGGCCGGCTGGCCCGGATCGCGGCCCGGCTCGGGCTGTGGATGGCGATGGCCGCCGAGCCGCCGCCGCAGGCCGACGGCCGGCAGCTTGTCCACTCGCCGGCGGTGGATGCCGAGGGGCATCGAGTGGTCGATCATGGGGAGGGCTGGTGATGACGTTGTACCGCTCGATCCTCGCCTTCCTCGCCAGCCTCTCCGCCGACCCGCAGGAGATCGACCGCGAACCTCCACGCGCCGCCGCGGCCGTCGCCGCGGCTTACGCCTCCCTCGCCCCGGAGGCGGCACCGACGCCGACGCCGGCACCGGCTCCGGGGAAGTGTGGGTGCGGGGGGAAGTGTGCCGCAGGCGTCTACAGGCCCGACGGCCGGATCGAGATGAAGTGCGAGAGCACGTGCCCGTGCGGGTGCCGCAAAAGCTCCGCCCCCGGCCGCTGACCGCCAATGCCCGCGGGCTGGCGTCGCGCCGGGGGCGGGGTCTTTAACCGGCGTTGTAACTTTCCAAGATCACACCGCGTTGAACGTCCGGAGCTGCCACGCCGATCAGCGTCGCAGCGATGTTTTCCGGCGTTGTCCAGCCGCTGCAAGGAGCCGTCGTGTCGCGGCTTTCGGGGCGGATCGTGATGGCATCGGCCTCGGATTCAGCCGCCACCACCAAAGCGTCGAAGCTCTCGTAGCACCAGTCGTCGTTTCGCGTCAGCAGATACAGGTTCATGCGTCCCTCGCCTTCCTCGGTCGCCCCATGCCTGGCGTTGCCACGATCTTGGCGACATCCCGCCGGTGGACGAACACGGTGCCGTCGATCTCAATGCTCGGGACAGTGCCGTCCTTTACCATCCGGTAGGCCAGGGCTCGGCTCACGCCGGCGAGCGTGGCCGCGGTGGACGGCCGGACGTAGTCGTCGGTGTTGATGCGGGTCATAGGCTTGCGCACACCTTTGCCTTTCCGCCGTTCCGTTTCCGGTCAGCAACGCCCTGCGCGAAACCTTCACGGACGGCCTTGCTGACGATCTTCCGGAGTTCCGTGATCGTGTGATCGTCGTGCTCGGCGACGATTGAACGAATGACGGAATCCAACGGCAGGTAAACCCATGCCGGACTCTCGCCGTCAGCCACCTCCACCATTGAATCCGTGGCGGCTGTCACGCATGGAACGCCGCCTCGGAACGTCGTCATCAACATCAGGTTGTCGTGCTCACGCGACACTGAGCGAAGCATCCTGTCTCGTCTCTTTGCCATCGTCATTTCCTTGGGGTGGTGACCCGCCCGGCGAAGCGCCGGGCGGGTGGGGCTGGTCAGAGTCAATCTAGCTTCGACTCGACTTCTTTCATGCACTTCTTGATGTAGCGGATGCCGTGGCTTGTCAGCCCGCAGGCGTGGCGACGGACACGCTGCATTCCGTACGCTTCCCAAACCAGCCAGACTACGTCTCGGTTGTGGTCGTTGGTTCCGATCTCGACCCGAGCCCGATAAATATCAAGCGTTCCGGCGAAGGCTTGGAGCTTGGCGATCAGGTCGGCTTGCTTAGTGGCGTTCATCGTTTCGTTCCTTGGTGGTGTCGTTCTCGTCTGGTGTCAGTATAGACAGTCGTCCATTGTGGTCAAGTGGGGTGAGGAAAGATTTTTCCGGAGGCGGTTTTCCGCGGGGAAACGTGCTATTCCGCCTCCGGCACGAACTCGGCCTCCTCGCCGAGATCGAGGGCGGGGAGGTAGTCGAGGGCCGACCGCGTCTGCGTGATCGCCGGGGCGAGGTAGTGCGTCCGCGTCATTTCCGTGCTGTGGTGCCCAAGGTGAGCCGTCGCGTCGCCGCCCCCGGCGTGGACGTACGACGCCGAGGACTTGCGGACGGCGTGGAACGGAAGGTAGGCCACGCCGGCAGTCCGGCAGAGGACTCGTAACGACGGGTAGATGCTCGTGGGATTACGGTCCCACGGCCAGACGAGATCGTCGGGGCCGCCGCGATGCTCCTCGAGCTGCCGGCACAGATCGGCCGGCAAGGCGTGGGAGATGTCAGCCCGCCGGCCCTTGCGGGTGTCGGCCTCAAACAGCACGCGACCGGCGACGAGATCGACGTTCCGCCAGCGGAGCTGCATTAACTCGCCGATGCGGGCACCGCAGCACCACTGCGCGTACAAGATCGACGACCACCACCAGGCCGACGGCAGGCCGCCGGTCCGGCCGCGGCGCTTGCGAGCCTGCACGATCAGCCGGGCGATGTCCTGCGACGTGTACGCCCGCGGCGTCCGTGCGACCTTCGGGCGACGCTTCAGTCTCGGCATCTTGCCGACGGTCAAATCCTCTTCGCGCATCCAACGCCAGAGGGCGAGGATCTGCGACCGATCCTTGCTTACGCTGTCGGGCGAGATCGGCTTGCCGGCTCGAGTGTTGGTGGCCCGCCACCGAAGGAACTCGGCAACACGCATGCTGGTCAGATCGTCGGCCGTCGGCTCGTGGCCGAGGTGCTCGGCAAACTTTGCGATCGAGTGCCGGTAGAGCACCTCTGACCGCGCCGACAAATCCTGGATCACCACGTACCGGCTCAGTGCTTCTGTGAGTTTCATTGCAAGGCTCTCCGCTAAACGGCCTCGCCTCCATGCGAATCGGTCGATACGCTTGCGCGTGTCGCCGTGTCCTATGCCGACCGGAGGTTCCTTCGGATTGTACTGGACGCATGGTCAGTAGTAGACGGATGTACAATCCCGCCCTCTCCGTTGGACTATTGGTCGGCAGTGAACAGTACGCAGACGGCGGATCGTCTGCACGGCGGAGGTGCGGCGTGGCGAAGGTGTCTCCCTCGGTCAGCGACTTGGTGCCCGTGTCGCAAGCGGCCGACATCGTCGGCGTTCATCCCCGCACGATTCTGAAGCGGATCGAGGAAGGGAAGCTCGTCGCTCAGCGGATGGGAGCCAGGACGCTCATGGTTCTGCGGTCCTCCGCCGAGGAGTACGCATCGACCGTCAGCAATCGGTCGAAACGCAAGCGAGCCGAGGCAGCCTCCGCTGCCACAAAGAAGCAGCAGCGGCCTACAAAAGGCCGGTAATTCGGCGTTTTTCTCGACGCCGATTTTGTGCTGTTGACAAGGGCGGATAGCGGCCCTTATCCTCCCGCCACGCTTGAGGATTGAAATGTCCGCAGGCGTTTCGGTCTACCAGCAAGGGCGGATAGCGGCCCTTACTGGACACTCTGGCAAGGATGCCGATTTCCCCCGTGGTTTGGTGGGGGTGACCCGTTCTCGATCGTGAGTAGGATCGAAGCATCTAAGTGAACGGGTGTACAGCGTTAGGGGATTCAATGGAAACGCAAGGCGGGAACGGGAGGCTCGATCAAGACCTCGTGGACATCTGCTTCGGCATCGGTCTGAGCGTGAAAACGACGGCATGGGTGGTGCGGGATTCGGTGGATCGGGTGTGGCACGAGTGGTCGGTTCGCACCGGCCTGCCGACGCCACACGACCCGATCAGCAGCGTGATTCAGCAGCGGGCGAAGGAAGTGCAAGCCGGCTGGACGGACGAACAACGGCAGCTCGCTCAGTTTGGCTGCACGGCCAGGCCCAGCAGCAAGACAGTCGAGTACCGGCAGCGTCAGAGACAGGAAGTCCATCAGCGGTGGAAGGCCACCAAAAAGGCGAAGGAACAGGAATGCCGCTCCGGCTTGATCGAAGAGAAGGCCAGTCAATCACCGTCCCCGGTGATCGTCCATCAGATGACGTTGTGGTCGTTGTCCACAGCATCAGAGGCGACCGCGTGCGGCTAGAGGTCGTGGCGAACCACGACCAAGCGATTTACAGGACCGAGCTGTTTCGACGGCTCGAGCAACAGGAGACGACTCATGGCGAGCGACACGATGGCAGGTGATGCGGAAGCGGCCGGCGCGATCGCCGGCATGCAGGAGCTGTACGGCATGAGCCTGCCGGATCGCGGTCAGGCGATCCGCGGGATCACCGGAGACAAGCGTTGGAGCGGCACGTGCGCCCACTCCGACGAGTTCTGGACGATCGTCGAGATCGAGCCCGAGGTCTACGTGAAGGTGCCCACGACCGACATCGAGATCGAGTGACAGGACGGGCCGGGGCAAGACGCCTTCGGCACGGAGCCCGCGGAGCGGGCAGGCAGGGATGACAGCCGCCGGCGGTGGAACCGCCGGCGGATCACGGAGGCGACATGGCAGGCGAAGGCGTGATCCACGTTCAGCGCACGTTCCGGTGGATGCCGGCGCGGACGCCGGCGGCCGGATCACGCAGGCCAGCCGTCCGGCTCTGCAAGCCGAAGGCGAAGCGACGCAAGCCGGAGGCCAAGGTTCAGAAGCGGGTGCGTATCCGCCAGGAGGTGCGGCCGGGGATCGTGGCGTGGTTGCGGAGGCTCCGGCGGGTGCAGGCCCGGCTGACGCACACCGGCAACCTGTACGCCGACCCGCGGCGAGCGGGTGGCAGATCGCTGGCTGGGGACTGTTACGTCGAGGCGGCGTTGGCCGGCGACCCGCGGATTCTTCTCGACACGATCGTCGAGTCGATCTGCGAGCTGCAAGGGGTGGGGCGAGAGATCGAGGTGGTGGTTCAGCCTGCGGCGACGACGGCCCTGCCGGGGACGCCGGAGAAGGTGGAAGAGATGAGGAAGCGCCAGGAAATGTTCCAGGCGCTGCATTCGGATTGGGACGCAAAGAGGAGTTAGGGGATGGCACTGAACATTCAGCGGGGACGCCGGCACACGCCGGTACGGGCGGTGATCTACGGGACCGAGGGCATTGGGAAATCGACGCTGGCAGCGGCGTTCCCGGCCCCGGTGATTCTTGACACGGAAGAGGGCACGCACCACCTCGACGTGGCGAGGGTGTCGATCGGCTCGTGGGACGAGCTGCGGGCCGCGGTGGCCGAGATCGGCAGCAAGCCCAGCGAGTTCCGCACGGTCGTCATCGACTCGGCGGATTGGGCCGAGCGGCTGTT